CACTGGCGTCTGCCTCAACTTGGATAATCGCGTGCAACGCTAAGAGCAATTCGTGCAGCGTAGGGCGCCGTCCAACAGAACTCATGATGCGGCTTTCTCCGCTTGCTTCTTATCATATACTTCTCGCCGATCGATGTGCACCTCTTTGGGCGCGTCAACGCCTATGCGTACCTGATTGCCGGTTATACCCAGAACCATTACGGTGATCTTGAATCCATCATCCGTGTGCAATACCAGCTCTTCTCGCGGGCGCCTCGAAAGTACCAACATGTTACTTACTCCGTGTATTTATTTAAGAGGAAATTCGTAACCGATCGCTGCTTGGAAAACCTCGTGATTTCCACATAGCCCGCCGTCACAGCGATAACCGTCCGTGTTCGAGAGGTTATACCCTTCGCTGACATTGAGATAGGCCCCGTTGTGTTGCCAGTGCAACTGCACTGCAACCAGCTCAGCGCCAATGTCCTGGTGGGAGCCGTCCAGGTGTTGACTGGTGTGGCTGAGGTGCTCGCCTTCGACTCGTACGGTGTCGGGTTCCAGGCAGGCACAGCCTGCGAGTATCAATGCGGCCAGTCCAATCAATGTCTTCATGACTTCGTCCTTCCGTGTGTTAACGATAAAAAATTATTTACTCTTCACTGGGGCTAACTCATTGACGATGATACGGGCTTGCGCTTGTTTGCAACCGGCGCACACGCAATCGCCATTGCGCAACAGAAACCAAAGCTGTGAACCGCACCCGCAAGTATAGAGCTGCGCCGGGGTAACGCTCTGCTCCTGCCCCCGGATGCGCTGGCGCTCTTCGAAGGTATTGATACGCTTTCTCATTTCTCCTCCACCTGCACTTGGCGTGCGGGGGCTACCCCTGCGGTTTGAGCGTTGCCCAGATCCGCACGCCGGGAATCTTCGCAAGGCTTTCCTTGGCGTTAACCTCCGCACGGATCAACCGCTCATCGACCATGAGGTACTCGCGCGGCACAAGCGACGCGTCTGTCACTTCGAACAGCCAACGCTCACGCAATTGCACCCCGTGCACCTTGGGAATGTCAGCTTCAATCTCTGGCGCTTCGATGCTGTTAGCGCGGGAGGTGAACACGTCTGCGCGTGCAAAGTCGCCTTGCTCCTCAGCTCGCTCTGCTTTCGCTTCGAGCTTGCGGCGGGCTTCGTCAGCCTCCTCGTCCGCGCGAGCCTGCGCAGCGAGAGCAATGTTGCGCTGTTCCAGCGCATACGCGCCCATTTTGCTGCTGACCAACTTCTTGGCCTCGTCCAGCACCTTGAGCGGCGGATTAAACAGCGCTTGTACGCTCTTGGTGAGCTTCGCCAGCGGGTTCCACAGCTCCGCCTTCTTCGCCTCGACTTCCTTCTCGCGGGCCGTCAAGGTCTGCAGCACGACGGCGGCGGATTCGTAATCTTCTGCTGTGGTGACTTCGAGTGCCCGGGCCTGCTCCAGCATACGTTTGGCGGATGCGGACAGCTCAGGATCCGCAGCCGGCTCTACCAGTGTGATGCTGGTCGGCTTGGCGGGGGTCTTGGGGATGACTTTACGAACTGGCATGGTGCATTGCTCCATAGTGTTTGGCGATCAGATCCGCACGGCTCTTGCAGCCGGTGCTTTTGAAAATAGCGGTCACATGCGTCTTGATGGTTTTTTCGCTGCACTGTCGAGCAGCTCCGATCTGGCGGTTGGTGACCCCCGTGACGAGCAGGTTGAATACTTCTCGTTCTGCCGGGGTGAGTTTGGACAGATCCATCATTCTTCTCCTTCTATGTCTAGACAGGTGTCGCACACCCAGGTATCAATTCCGCTGACGACAACCATAGTCGTTCCGGGCTGCTCGTCGCAACAGTCACAAAGTGCCACTTCGCTGTGCGGTTTGAGGGTGCCTGCGTAGATGGTGCTCACGACTTGCGCTCCAGTGTCCGCGCGAGCTGCTTGTACGCACGCCAGAACAGCAACAGCTCGGCGTACGCTTCGCGGGTGTGCGTCTCGAACTCTCGCTGCACAGTCGCCAAGCGACGTTTTCTGATTATCGATATGTGTTGCATAATCGTGTCAAGCTCCGTCTCGCCTTCGTTCAGGGCTGGGTCTTGTCGGGTGTCAACCGCGCTCTAGACTATTCACAAGGCCCAGCCGCTTAACGTTAGGCTTCCCCGCGCAGTTCTGAAATATAGCTCTGCAATTGATCACGTGCGATGATCAGCTCCTTAAGTGCTTCGCGTTTTGCGCTTACCTTAGTGGGGTGCTCTATTCTCAGTCTCAGGTCAGCCGTTTGCAGGATATCAATAATCCAGTCGATTGTTGTTTTCTCTCGTCGCTTTCCCACGTTCGTTGCTCCCTCAGAGGGGCGGGTGTCAGTCCCCGCCCGGTAAGTCGGTGGTTACGCGGCCAGCCGCAGCATCTTGCCTGCAGCCGTCTCGATGTCGATGCGTGCGTCCTGGTACTGCAGGCTGCGGGCATAGGCCGTAGCGGCTACGACGGCATCCCACACGCTGCAGTCATCCATCAGCGCGTTGCCTTCGTCAGTCTTGTAGGCTGCCTTGATGCCGCTAACCTGCGAGCGATTGAACTTGCGCGAGCTGAGGAACTTGTCGAGGTCGTCAACCTTCGCGTTCTGCGCGGCCACAATCTGCGCTTCGCGTAGTCCGATGTTAGTCCGCGCAATCTCTTTGAGCGCGGGTACGACCTCCGACATGAAACGGTGCGGCGCGCTGGCAGTGTGGCGAATCGCCAGTTCCTCCACGTCCACCATGCCCCAGATAATCCGATTGCAACAGATGTAGTCGAAACCGAATGAGGCTACCCACAGCCGTCCGCCGCCGACGTCGCTGTTGCCGATGGCAATGCCCGATGACAGCCGGCCGGTCTTGCCGTCGCGGCGGTTCGGGACGTCGATGCTCTTGTCTTCGTCCGCGAGGAACACAACCATGTCCCGGTCACTGGCGTACAGAGTCGTGTTGTCCTTCGTGATCGCAACCTGCTTGCCGAATTCGCCCGGTACGCGGAATGCACCCGTGCGCCCATCGCCGAACGTCTCCACCAGCGCGTCGGCCAATCGCGCGTTCCAGATGCGCCCGTAATTCGGACCCGTCACAGCGTGCAGCTCGGCCGGCCCGCCGTTTTTGTACAACAGCACCCCGATATCATCTACCGGGCGCACCACATGCAACCCGTAGTTGATGCAGTCAGCGGCCAGTGCATTGGGAAGATCGCGCAGGTATCCGGCAGGAGCGCCCGCGCGCTGCGCGAGCTGCCCGAAGGCCCAGTGCGTCGGCACCGCGGCATTGCCGCTAGGGCCTTTCAGGACCAGCTTGCCCGTGCTGTCCAAATCGGCCGTCAGTGAGCGGCTTGCGACGACTTTCGCGCTACTGTGGTCCATGACGTGATGAGCCGCGGCTTGCAGCTCAATAAGCGAGGTGTAGCGCTCATCGGCCGGACGGGTGCGCCACTGCTCGTTGATCGACATATTGTGCAACATGATGAAGTCTCCTCAAGTGGATCCGATCCGCCGGACCCGTGCGTTGCAGCGTTTCGCTGCGATGTGTGAGAGATTAAACGTTAGCGATAAATTAGTCAACAACTAAAATTCGATGGTGACCGGTTTAGCGATAACTCGATTCATGCCGTGAGCGGCAGCTAAGATCACTTCTTTAACTGCGGGGGTAGAGGCTGGTGCGTCAATCGCTTCAGCGACGTCCCGCTTGAGCTCGGCAACCTGCAGACGGTGCGGCGCCATCGAGTACGTTTGCGTGGCCGGCTTGGCTAGCCGCTCCCACGTCTGCGCAGCAGCGCGGAAGGCTGCCTTGTCGCGTGGGTCGCTTGCAGACTCTGCGGCAGCGTGCGCCAAGGCGGCGCGTTGCGCGTAGATAGGTGTGTAGTTGTTCATGTTGTTTCCATGCTTATCCGGTTAAAGCCCCCGGGTGCCTAGAAATCCGCGTTCCCCGTCGCGAGCGTGATAGAACGCGTGCAGCGCCTCAATGTAGACATCGTGTGCCCGTAGGATTTGCGGATCATTTGCCATATCCCGGTCAAACCTATCCGCAGTGCCATTGCGCAGCGCCTCACACGCACGGAGCCAGACAAACCTATCCGCGCGGGGATATTTTTCGCGCAAAAGAGTCTCGAAAATACGCTCAGCATTGGACGCAACTTCACGAAGGTCATTGATGAGCGGCTTGGCTAATGTCATATGCTGTCGTCCTTTTCTGTGCTGCGCATCACGGCGCTGCGTCGTTCGATGCTGAGTGCATCGCCTGAGACTCACATTCGTAAGCCTCAGACGCTGGATTCAGGCAGCAACTAAGGTAGCGCGGTACGCGGCAACAGCTACCATATATTCGACATATGTCATGAAAACGCGATTGTCGCCGGGTACGCTACAAATCTGTTTTCCAGTCCAAGGCTTCATGTTAGTTTCTCCAGTTCGGTACGTTACTTCAATGCGAGGACAGCTTAATCGATGTAGCCGAAGTTGTCTACAACAAATTAACGCTAATTTGTTCCAGGATCTGTTTGGCCGCGGCGGAGACTCGCGCGGAGTGTGTGCGGTTCCACGCTTGACCGTCTTTTGCCTGAATCAAATAGCGCACTGAATCGGTGCGGTAGGAGAACCCCAAGAACTTGAAATACGTCATGCCGCCTTCCGTCTTGACGAACGTCGGCACGGCTTCTGCCAGATTTTCGTGTTTGCGGCGCGTCACAGGGCACTTAATGGATCAGTTGGCTTGATGAATTCTCCTTCCAAATCGCGCCCAAAACGCTTAGCGGGGTCTTGAATCGCAAGGTTCACGTAGAACCCCTTTTTGGTGTATTCCTGCCCCTTGCTTAAGCGCATGATGCGATTACCTTTGCGGGCTTCCATAATTGCGTAATTGAGCGCAACGCGATAGTCAGTGAAGAAAAAGTTATTCATAACGCACCTACCGCGAACACTGCGGCTTCCTGGTTGCGCAGTGCGCGGTCGCGGGAGCGCAGCTCGGCGCGCACGTACTCAGCCGCGGTCGATGAGATGTGCGGATTGCGCAGGAGCGCAATGAGTTGCTCGTAGGTTTTGAGAGAGACGTTCATGATCGTTGCTCCATCCGTGATTCAGGAATGCACTTGGTCTTCGGTGAGCGCGATTGCGGGGGACAACGAATTGCGAAACACCTGTTCCGTGACATACTTCCCGAATCCCATATAATCAACCGAACCCGTGTTGCGGTCGGTCAACCGGGATACGTGTTGGATGCGTATGTACCGCACCAGTGTCTTTGGCCCGTGTGGATCGCCGGGCTTACGCTCATAGGCGACTACGATTTGCCCCACTTGGGTCCCCTCGTGCACGACAGTCCGGGTTTCAAATTTCGAGTAATCCACTTTGCGGCCCATCTCGTTTCGCTCCGTGATTTAGTGAGAGCCAAGCTTACCGGTTGTAGCCAAGGTTGTCTACTGGGCAAAGTACCGAATTGGGAGCCACGTCACGGCTCCGGGGGTTTCCTTGACGCGGCGGTAGTGCGCCAGCTCGCGCCCGGTAAGGTCCAGCAACGTTTGCTGCAACAGAATGCGGCAGAATCGCGTATTGAGGGTTTCGCCCGGTCTGACTGTTAGCTTTGGCATGGTTATTCGTCCTGTTCGTAGGCGGATTCTATCGCCTTGCTGCAGTGGTCACACGTCAGCTCTTTATCTTCGTAGTTGATTTCCGCACCAACCACGCGAAAGCCACAGTTGGAGCGCTCCCGTATCTCTGTGCTGACTTGGCGGTACTCTTTGGCGCAGCATGCGAAGCACAGCGCGGCTCCGTCACTGGTGTAGAAAAAGAGCGGATACCCTCCCAAGCTGGTGTAGCGCCCCGCGCGCAGCGTGGCGCGCAAGTCGTGTGTGGTCTTGATGGCCGCATGGTGCTTGCGGTAGTTTTCCCGAACTGTGACGCACGGACTGCCGAAACGGCGCACCAGATCGCCGGATGACAGCGCCATAACCCACAGCGGTTTGAATGGCGTTTTGTTGTTCCGTGTTCTCATGATGCACACTCCACAAGTTGGTCAATCATGCTGCGAGCGTGCGCCCAGCTCTGTGTGTCTGGCACGCTGGCAATGTGCGCCATGCCTTTCTCGATCCACATGTGATTGCTGAGCGCGGAAAAATGGATGGTATAACCCCGGTAGGCTTCCGGGTTCTGCTTCGGTGCGCCCGTGACTGTACCGGGGTGCGCGCGATCGTAATGCCGTTTCATACGTGTATCCCCTCAGCAGCCTTGTCGAGTCGCTTGGCGGCGTTTATTTTGCGGTCAGGAAGAGTTGCGGCCATCTATGTTCTCCTTAACTGGTGAGGCTACTTTAAAGGTTGTAGCCATATTTGTCAACGGTATTGCGTCACACACCCGGTTGTGGCAGGATTTGGCTACTATGGCACCCAAAACGCAACTGCAAAAGCACCTGGATACCCTGATCGGGGGGCGCACCTACCGGCAAGCCGCCGACGCACTGGAGGTGCACTGGTCGATCCTGTGGAGATTGCACACCGGGCGGCGTTCCGGCGCTTCCGCCAAGACCCTGAGGAAACTGGGTTTACAGCGTGAAAAGCACCCGGTATTCCGGGTTGTGGATTAGTTGTGGGTAACTTCTGGCGCGAGCTGCTTTTTTGGCTGCTCGTAACGGTTACCCTGGTGCTGTTCGTCGGCTTTCTGGATCTGGAATGGGTTTATCTATGGCAGTGAAGCTCATCAAGAAAAGCGCCTATCCGCCGTATGTCACGAAACGGTTGGATCCAATGCGCCCCCGCTATTCGAACGCGGTGAAGTCGATTGACGCTTTCGCACGTAGTCAGGAGGAGTTTGAAGTGTTGGTGACGCACCTGGAGGATGCGTGCAAGGAAGCGCGGGAGCACAATTTGAGCCGGCTTCCGAATTTGATCCGCTTGAAGTAATCGTCTTGACGCTATGAATACACGCAACCCGGCATTCGGTGATTGGAGCGCATTCGACGACGGCTGCATACATTTAGTCGCGGGTCGTGGTTTGTTGGAACGGGTTGACCGCGAGAGTTTGAGTGATGTTTGGGGAGGGGGAGTCATTTGCACTTGGCGCGAGCCGGGAGGCTTTCGAGGCTTTGCGACCGACCGCATTACGCATGCTGCCATGAATGCCTATGCTCGCAATTCACCCTACCGGCCCAAAATTCGGCGACTACCCCGTCTTGACGCTTGAGCCTGAGCGCGCGTAGCGTCAGCTCCCCTTTGATCTGACTTGGAAGTAGACCGGACCACCTTGCGAGACGGAACCGGTCTCTCCCAATACACAGGACGACCGCATTGAAGAAAATAACGGACGAACGCCTCCACCGTCAAGCACCTCCAGATGAGAGCAGCGACCCGACACGCAAAATTCATAAAGTCAACGGGAACGGGTCCGCAGGACCGATCTTAAGCAGCCCTGCGGTTCGTGCCGCGCTGCGTGTCGCCTTGCAGTATCCGGTGTTTCCGTGTGACGGGGTGACCAAGGAACCCCTGGTCAAGCGGGGGTTCTATGCTGCGACCCAGGACGCGGCGCAGATCGCCAAGTGGTGGCAGAGCTACCCCCAAGCGCTGATCGGGGTTCCTACGGGTCCTGCGTCGGGCCTATTGGCGATTGACTGCGACCCCAAGAGTGGCGACTGGTACGCGCGGCACAAGGATCGTCTGGGGGAGTACCGGCTGCACCAGACGCGTCGCGGCAAGCACTTGCTGTACCAGCATGTGGAGGGGGTCGGTAACAGCACTTCCCGGGTGTCCGAGGGGGTCGATGTGCGAGGTGAGGGCGGCTATGTCATCTGGTGGGCCGCACACGGGGGTGAGGCGTTCGGAACTCCTGGCAATGCCCCGGAGTGGCTGCTTAAACGGGTTAAGTCAAGCAGCGCTCGAAAATCGAACGGCGCCAATGGACACGACACTTCAGGGGTGTTCGAGGATGTGCCTGACGGTCAACGGGGTGATTGGCTCTCAGCACGGGCCTACTCGCTGGCGAAGAGTGGCTGGAGCGAGGCAAAGATTCTGCAGATGTTGCATGCGCTTTCGCAACAACATTGCAAACCCCCCAAGACTGAAAAAGAGCTGCTGCGTATCGTCCGCGGTAAACGCAAGTTTATTGCAGGAGAGTTATCCGCAGTTGTCATGAAGATGTCTGAGATTGAGGAGGAGGCAGTTGACTGGTTATGGAAAGGCTTCCTGGCGCGCAACAAGGTGCACATCATTGCGGGCGCGGGAGCTACGATGAAATCAACGCTGACGCTTTCAATGGCTGCAACTATAACTCGTGGCGGCAAATGGCCGGACGGCACGAAATGTCCGCGGGGCAATGTGATTCTGTGGACGGGTGAGGATGATCTGGGCGATACGGTCAAACCACGCTTTCGCTGGTCAGGCGGAGATCAGGAGCGCTGTACGGTGTTGGTGGGGGTGAAGGAAGATGAAACCGAGCGCGCATTTGATCCGGCGCAGGATATGGGGTTGCTGGAGCGGGTATGCGAAGAGTTAGGAGAAGTATCCCTCATTATCGTTGACCCAATTGTCGTCATCGTCGAGAAAGATAACAACCACGTGAATGACGTCAGGCGCGCATTGTTGCCCTTACAACGGTTAGCCAAGAAGTACCACTGTGTTGTGTTGGGCATCCAGCATTTTAACAAAGGCAGCAAAGGCAAGGACCCGGTGGAGCGCATCACGGGTAGTGGTGGCTGGTCTCAAGCGCCGCGCATCGTGCTGGCGACTGCCCCGATTGTGGATGGTGAAGGGCGCGATCCGACCAAGTACGTATTTACTTGCATCAAGACATTCGCGAAGAAGCAGAAAGGCGGGTACGAATACGGGTTTGAGGAGGAACCCAACACGGAGATTGCACGGACCGCATGGGGGAGATACCTGGACGGCACGGGGTTGCACATCATTTCGGAAGCGGAAGGCAACGGGGATGGGGAGTCAAAGCTGGGGATTGCCAAACAGTTCCTGCGCAGGTTGTTGGAGAAGGGCTCGGTGAACGTGTGGGAAGTTCGCAAGCAGGCGGAGGAAGCGCAGGTTGCCGGAATAACGCTAAAGCGGGCAAAGGAAGAATTGAAAATAGAATCCATGCGTGTCGGGAAAAATGCTTTTCGTTGGCGGCTGCCTGAAAAGGGTGACTAAAGTACGAAAAATCAAGGTTTCTCTATATACACTCAGATATGATCCTTTGAAGGGTTTTATGCTTGTTTTACCGATATTTGAGAGTGGATCATAGGATGATCTCTTGATGATCCTTTGAAGACTATTAACGATATACAGAGGATCATCAAAGGATCATATGATGATCTTCTTTAAACTACTTAATATATAGAGTATAAGTGTTCAAAGGATCATTTTCAGAGAGTATACGCGAGGCCAGCCCCATGACTGTGAAAAAGAGACCCCTCGGAATAGCCGGTGCAATGCGCGAAGTACAGAGAATGTTGGCGCAGATTCTGGAAGGCGAACCACTGCGCATTCGACAGAGAGACGATTTAGTTACCGGGGTAGCCCGTATTGAGTACTTAGTTGAGCAACGGATGGGTCGCTTGTACTTACCGGACGGCTACAGCGTCAACATGAGTGGCGCTATCCGGTTATTCACCGACATAGACCCGGAGGTAAAACGCGTCGAAGTATTCTCCGGCACACTTCCCGAAGGCGTTTATAAAATCGTCGCTGGAGAGTGGGAATATTTCAAACCGGATAGACTTGAGTTAGAAGGCTAGCTGGTAATTTAACTAACACAAATAGGACGAAACCAACATGAAGAAGACCCCTAAGCCGTTGCCAAGACAAATGCGCCCGATACCGATCAGCGCGGCACGGGAGATCGCGGACAAGTACGGTTACGATCAGGTCATCGTGATTGCGCGTCGGGTAGGGGAAGCGCCCGAGCCGCATGGCGAGCACGTGACGACGTACGGAATAGATGCGGCTCATTGCAAGGTCGCGGCTGATTGCGGCAATTTCATCAAGCTCCGCATCATGCAGTGGCCGCAGGAGCAATCAACATGACTGACATACTGCTGATGGTGATTGTCTGCACCCTGCTGTTTGGTGCAGCAGCCGTGCGCACCGCGCTGGCTTATCTGGCCGGACTTGTGGCGGGACTCGTAATCGTCGGTGCTATCGTGTGGGGACTGCTGCACATCCCCGCACCCGCTTGGGGAGTAATCGGCAGCGTGACGATGTTCGCGATTGTGCTGGTCTCGATTGTGGGGATGCTGCGCAGCATTGCGCTAGCGATGGAGCGCAAATGAGCAGTACTAAAAACCCGATGCAACCTGTCGTGCGGGATGCGCACGGTGTAGTGCGTTTCAAAGAAAATTCCATCGTGCGGTTTTTGTTGGATTCAGGGCCGGTTGATCTGAATTGGTTAGCCGCGATCGGCATGCAGTTCACTCAGGAAGACTGGCAGCAGTTTTATCAACTCATCGGTTACTCGGTGAGTGGCTATGGAGACTTGTTCGAAGTGTCTGCCGAGTCGATCGCACAGGCGAATGCGGCGGCTGAGGCGCTGCGCAAATGATGGATACCAACATGCTGGAGGACCTACGACAACGCGCAATGCGGATTCGCCAAGACCGCTTTGGCGATCAGTTCGCAGCAGATGCGTTGAATGCGGCAGCGGATGAGCTCGAGAAACTCCGAGGAGCGCTGTTGGCTATGGCTCAGGCGTGGAGCCGCGAGAGTGGGATTGCCTGGACGACGATCGTCAGCCACTATGGCGTGAGCGTGGCGGAACTGCGCTTGCGGTCGTAAGCGGTCATAACCGGGCGTTGCGCAACGCGGCTTGAATCCTCAATCGTACAGTGGTACCCTCGGGCGGTTTTCGGGTAGGCTTAGCCTATGCCAGCACGCAAAATCAAGAAGCTCAAGCGAGGTGCCCGCCGTGTAAAGCTCACCAAATCGTCTACGAAGGCCTCAGAGCCGCGATCGACCCCGGACCCCTACCCTGACACTGATGCGCCTCGATTCCGCCCCACCGTGCCTTCTGCGGCGCTCCTGGAGGCGATCTGTGAGCGCATCGCTAATGGGCAGACCACTTCCGAAGTCGTCCGTGATGAGACCATGCCGACCTGGAACACGCTGTACAAATGGCGTGAGCAGGACGAGGACTTCAACCGGGCCTACACCATCGCGCGCCAGAGCTGCTGCGAGAAGTGGGCGGATGAGATCATCGAGATTGCGGACGATTCGAGCAACGATTACGTCGAGCGCGTGTTGAAGAACGGCGGCACGCAGAAGGTCTGGTCCCGCGAGAACTTCGAGCGCAGCCGCTTGCGGGTAGACTCGCGCAAGTGGACCGCGAGCAAAGTGCTCCGGCACGTGTATGGTGAGAAGTCGGAAGTGGATTTGCGCACGCCCGATGGGGTGAGTATCGATGTGACGACCCGCAACGCGCTGATCGATTCAATCGTAAAGTTGGTACAGCCGAAGGCCGACCCGCAGAGTGACCCGCATTCACACGAGGACGAACCGAGATCGCGATGAGAAAAATAATGCATTGGCGCGCTATT